GATTATACATTATGCATTTCTCCGCAGAATACAAAAAGAGAAAAAACAATTAGATATTAAAACAAAGATTATTGAGAAAACTGGATATGATGAAGTTATGGTAGTTGACGATGGAGCATTATCTGGAAGTGCTTCAGATTACAATACAATTAAAGATAATATTCAATATCGTAATACTAATCGATGAAGGTTGCTATCATAACAGATACCCATTATGGGGCTAGAAAGGGTTCTAAGCATCTTCATAATTACTTTGAGATGTTTTATCGTGATGTCTTCTTTCCGTCTTTAGAAGAGCATCAGATAGACACTGTAATCCATATGGGTGATATATTTGATAGTCGTAAGGCAATAGATCTCCAAAGTCTTGAGTGGTCTAAGAGAGTTATATTTGAACCATTAGAGAAATATAATGTACATGCTATTGTAGGTAATCATGATTGTTATTATAAAAATACTAATTTTGTAAATTCTCCAGAGTTGTTATTAAAGGATTATCCAAATATAAAATTATATTCTAAGGCAACTGAGATTAAAGTTGATAAGTTAAAAATATTGATGCTTCCTTGGATCTGTAGTGAAAACTATCAGGAAACAATGGATAAGATTGGTAAATCAAAATCTAAAGTTGCCATGGGTCATTTAGAACTTAACGGATTTACTGCAACTCGTGGCCATACCATGGAAAATGGAATGGATGTTAATGTTTTTGATAAATTTGAAAAAGTATTTTCTGGTCATTTTCATACTCGTTCTAATAATGGTAAAATATTTTATTTGGGCAATCCTTATGAGATGTTTTGGAATGATGTGAATGATCCAAGAGGATTTCATATTTTTGACACAGAAACTCTTACTCATACTCCAATTGACAATCCTTATAGGTTATTTTATAATGTATATTATGAAGATACTAATCATAAATTATTTAATGCTACTGAATATTCTGGTAAGATTGTAAAAGTCATTGTTCGCAAAAAATCTAAACCTAAAGAATTTGAAAAATTTCTTGATAAACTTTATTCTGTGGGTGTACAGGAGTTAAAAATTATTGAGAATTTTGAGATACAAGAAAGTGAAGATTTTGAAGTTGATGAAGAGGAGAATACTATTTCAATTTTAAATAGATATATTGATGATTCTGAATTCGATCTCGATAAAAATATTATTAAAGGAATTTTTAAAGATCTTTATAGTCAAGCTTGTGAGGTGGAGTAATGTATCTCCTAACACTCAAAGATAAAAAGGATGAGGGTGCTTATGCCGTTCAAGATGATGAGGGGGATAAAGTATTATTTCTTTTTGAAGAAGAAGACGATGCTACAAGATATGCTATGATGCTTGAAATGCAAAATAATGAGAAAGAGATGGATGTTATGGAAGTTGATGATGATCTTGCCATAAAAACATGTAAAATGCATAATTACAAATATGCAGTTATTACTTCAAATGATATTGTGATTCCTCCTAAAAATGATCAAATTTAAAAATATAAAATATAAAAATTTTTTAAGTACTGGCCAACATTGGACAGAAATAGATTTTGAAAAATATCATACCAATTTAATAATAGGTACTAATGGTGCTGGTAAATCTACTATGTTAGATGCCCTTACTTTTGTATTGTTTAATAAACCATTTCGTAAAATTAATAAGAGTCAATTAATTAATACGGTGAATGAAAAGGATTGTGTTGTTGAAATAGAATTTGATATTAATAATAGGGAGTATTTGATTAGAAGGGGAATTAAACCAAATATATTTGATATTGAGGTGAATGGGGAAGCACTTCATAAACAATCCGATGATCGTACTAATCAAAAGATATTGGAAGAAACTATATTGAAAGTAAATTATAAATCATTTACTCAAATTGTAATTTTGGGTAGTAGTACCTTTGTACCTTTTATGCAATTGACAGGTGCTAATCGTAGAGAGGTTATTGAAGATCTTTTAGATATTCGTATTTTTTCTGCTATGAATAATATTATTAGAGAAAATATGAGAGTCAGGAGAGATCAAATAAAATCTCTAGATTTAAAAAAAGAAAATATAAAAGATAAAATGTCTATGCAAGAGAACTTTATTAAGGAATTAGAAGAGCAAGGTAAAAATAATATTGAAAATAATAAGAAAAAGATCAAAACATTGAGTATTGAAAATGATACTCATATAGAAAAAAATGAATTTGTTGAAGCAGATATATCAGATTTAGTTAAAGAGCAAGAAGTTGTTGCTGGTGCTGGTGAAAAGTTAGTGAAACTTAATAATCTTAAAGGTAAAATTACCCAAAAAGTATCTACGATTACTAAAGAACATAAGTTTTTCACAGAGAATAAGGTTTGCCCTACCTGTACTCAAGATATAGAAGAAGAGTTTCGTGTAAATAGAATTGCTGACGTTCAAAATAAAGCAAAGGATCTCAAGAAAGGTTTTGAAGAACTGGAAGAGACCATTAAATTAGAACAAGATAGAGAACGTCAGTTTACAAAATTATCTAAGGAGATTACTAAACTCAACCATGGCATTTCTCAAAACAATACTCGGATTAGCCTTAACCAACGACGAATCAGAGAACTTGAAGATGAAATTCAAACACTTACCAACAAATTTAAAAATAGAAATACTGAGCATGAGAAATTAACAGAGTTTAAAGATAATCTAGAAAAAACTACAGATAATTTATCTTCTAAAAGAGAAGAAATTGTTTATTATGATTTTGCATATTCTCTACTGAAAGATGATGGAGTAAAGACAAAAATTATTAAGAAGTATCTACCATTCATTAATCAACAGGTAAATCGTTACCTTCAGTTGATGGATTTTTATATTAATTTCACATTAGATGAAGAGTTTAATGAAACGGTAAAATCACCGATTCACGAAGACTTCTCATATTCATCATTTAGTGAAGGTGAGAAGATGAGAATTGACTTAGCACTACTTTTTACATGGAGAGAAGTTGCCAGAGTTAAGAACTCTGTGAATACAAATCTTTTAATTATGGATGAGGTGTTTGACAGTTCTCTTGATGGTTTTGGAACAGAAGAATTTCTTAAAATTATTAGATTTGTTATTAAAGATGCTAATATTTTTGTTATATCACATAAGACGGATCTTCATGACAAATTTGAAAGTGTCATAACCTTTGACAAAGTTAAAGGATTTTCTCGTATGATGGCAACGTAGTATTATCAGCAATGAACACTCCAAATTGGCAACACCACTCTAAGAAGGAAGCCAAACGAAAACTTAAACCACAGGCATTACGTGCCTCAAGAGAAAGACGCAGACAGTTGATAAAGCGTCTACTGAACCCCACCGAGCGTGGGGTTTCGTCGTATAATAGGTTCATAAGCAAAAACACAGATGTTAGTCAAGCACGAAATCAAATCCCAACTTGCTAAACTTCTTGCCACAGAAGATTTAATTGTAGAGCACAAAGTTGTTGAAACTGCTGAGTTTAATGTTCATACTCGTGTTCTAACTCTTCCTAAGTGGGATAGAGCAAGTAATAATGTATATGATGCATTGGTTGCTCATGAGGTAGGACATGCTCTTTATACACCTGATAGGGATTGGTACAAGGAAATACAGATTCCTCCAACCTTTGTAAACATAGTTGAGGATGTAAGAATTGAGAAGTTGATGAAGAGAAGATATGCAGGACTTGCCAAATGCTTCTATACAGGATATAATGAACTGAATGATGAAGATTTCTTTGATATAGATGGTAAAGATCTTACTGATTTTAATATTGCTGATCGGGTTAATTTATATTTCAAGGTTGGTGCGTGGAATGATATATCTTTTTCGTCTACTGAAACTCCGATTGTCCGTTTAATTGAAAATGCAGAAACGTTTGATGAAACCCTATCCGCAGCAGAAGCGTTATATAATCTCTGCAAGGAAGAACTTGAGAACAAGCAGAAAGAGGAAACTGAACTCGATTCTGGAATGGATCTTGAAGGGGGTGGGAATATCCCTGATGATACTGGTGACGATAGTGATTTTACCGTTCCTGAGTCTACTGGTGATGCTCCTATGGAAGGTGGGAGTGGTGGCGATGCTGATAATATTGGGATGGATGGTGCTGGCTCTTCTTTAGATGAACCAGAAGTAGAGACTGTTAATTCACTAGAAGAAGCTCTTAAAGATCTTACTAATACTCAAAATAATCTTGAAAATGTTTACTTTGAATTGCCAAAGTTAAATTTAAAAAAAGTTATTATTAATAATAGAGTAATACACAATAATCTTAGTGCATCATGGATTGGGCAGGAGAAAGACCATAAAGGAATGTTGGAGGATAGAGGTTTTAAATATTATAATATTTTTGATGAAGTTGATGATAAGTTTTTAGAGTTTAAAAGAAATGCTCAGAAAGAAGTTAACTATCTTGTTAAAGAGTTTGAGTGTAAGAAAGCAGCAAGTTCATATGCTCGTGCCACTACTGCTAGAACAGGTGTTTTAGATACTGCTAAGTTACATAGTTACAAATACAATGAAGATTTATTTAAGAAAGTAACTACTTTTGCTGATGGTAAAAATCATGGATTAGTATTTGTTCTTGATTGGTCTGGTTCAATGAATGATGTGATGCTTGATACTATTAAGCAACTTTACAATCTATTGTGGTTCTGTAAGAAAGTTAATATTCCATTTGAGGTTTATGCTTTTACTAATGAGCATCCTCCAGTAGAAGATACATTTCATAGACTTGCTTATGAAAAGAAAGAAGGTTTAGCTCTTGTTCCAGAATTGTTTTCTATGATGAATTTATTCACTAGCAAAACTAAGACTAAAGAATTGGAAGTACAAATGAAAAGTATTTTTAGATTAGTTTGTGCATTTCACCATAGCGTTTATACCCAATATCATATTCCTATTGGAATGAATCTTTCTGGAACTCCATTGAATGAAGCACTTATTTCTCTTCATCAAATTCTTCCACAATTTAAGATTGAGAATGGTGTAGAAAAAGTTCAGTGTGTAATTCTTACTGATGGTGAAGCTGCACCATTACAATATAGTAAAGAGTTTCAACGTAATCTTGAAGATGAACCTTGGATGGGAAGTAAGTATGTTAGTGATAAATGTGTATTGCGTAATCGTAAAACAGGTCATACTTATTCATGTGAAGGATTAGGTAGATGGGCAGATGTTACAGATTTATTATTAAAGGATTTGCGTCAAACTTTTCTTACTATAAATTTTATTGGAATTAGAGTTCTTGCTAATAGAGATGCTAGTCAATTTATCAGAAACTATGCTGGATATGAAGATAATGAGTATGAGAGAATAATGAAGAGATGGAAAAAAGAAAGATCATTTACGATTAAAAATTCTGGGTACCATTCTTACTTTGGATTATCAGCAGCTGCACTTGCTAATGAGGATGAGTTTGAGGTTCAGAAAGATGCAACAAAAGCACAAATTAAAAGAGCTTTTGTAAAGAGTCTTAAGACCAAGAAAATGAATAAGAAAATACTTGGAGAATTTATAGAGTTGGTCGCTTGATAAACTGGCCACTAGGGGTCGTATGACCCCCTTTTTATTGTTATAATATGTTCATAAATAAAACGCTACACCATGCCTTTTGAAGTTAAAATGACCGAAGATCAAATCTTTGATTCTTTGAAAAGTACTTATGGAACAGAATTCACAACTTCAGATATTCGTGGATTTTGTGCCCTTAATGATATTTCTTATCAAACTGTTACTAAAAAAATAAAACAGTATAAAGTGGGTAAAGGAAAGTGGAACCTTGAAGTTACTACTAAGGTAGTGGAAGATATTGAAAAATCATTTAATGCTCCTGCGGTTCAACCAGTTATTGAACAAGATTTAATTCCAGAAAAAGATGATACATTTGTTAAATTTGGCCCATTCACAGATCTCAAAAAAATTATACAAAGCAGGATTTTTTATCCTACTTTTATCACTGGACTCTCTGGAAATGGTAAAACATTTTCTGTAGATCAAGCATGTGCTCAATTGGGGCGTGAACTTATTCGTGTAAACATTACTATAGAAACAGATGAAGATGATCTCATTGGTGGGTTCCGTCTTGTTGACGGTGCCACAGTCTGGCACGACGGACCAGTTATTCAAGCTCTCAACAGAGGAGCTGTCTTGCTCCTTGACGAAATTGACCTTGCCAGTAACAAAATCCTCTGTCTCCAGTCCATCCTTGAGGGTAAAGGAGTTTTCCTTAAAAAAATTGGAAAATTCATCCAACCAAAGGCGGGTTTCAACATCATCGCAACAGCAAATACTAAAGGTAAAGGTTCAGATGATGGAAGATTTATTGGAACTAACGTGCTTAATGAAGCCTTCCTTGAGCGATTCCCTGTAACATTTGAACAGGATTATCCATCACCTTCAGTAGAGTCTAGAATATTGGGTGGAGTTGCTTCTCAGTTAGGTGTTACTAATATTGAGTTTTGTAAGAGGCTTGTAGATTGGGCTGATATTATTCGTAAAACATTCTATGATGGTGGTGTTGAGGAAATCATTAGTACTCGTCGTCTAGTCCACATTGTTCGTGCTTATAGTATCTTTAATGATAAGGCAAAGGCAATTCAAGTATGTGTAAATCGTTTTGATGATGAGACTAAGCAATCGTTTATAGAATTGTATGATAAAGTGGATGCAGATTTTGAATTAAATAATAGTGAAGGTAGTTAGTTATGGAAGTACTTAATATTCTTCCTCAGAACATATTTAAATTTAAATGTTCTGAGGAATTACTTAACAATACGTTGGAATCTATAAAGAAAGAAACTTGGCGTAAAAATGATAATAATTATTTTACTGAGAATACTCGTTTAAATAAAAAAGATGAATATAAAGAATTATATGATTGGATTTATAAATGTTTAAATGAAGTTAAAGAACATCTTAATTATGAATGTACTGAATTAAAGGTCACTCAATCTTGGGCTAATAAGTCTAATTTTCAAATGTGGCATCCAGATCATTTTCACCCCAATGCTGTTATTAGTGGTATTTTGTATCTCACACAATCTAATTCTAAAACTTGGTTTATATTAGATAATATTTGGTTTTTAGAAACTTTTAGATTATTTTATGGTGATCATAGAAAAAATAATAAAGTTACATATGCTAATCCTAGTGTAGTAGGGGATTTAATTATATTTCCTTCAACTTTATTTCATGCTGTTAGTCCTATTAAAGATCCTTTTGAAACTAGATATAGTATTTCATTTAATGCTTATCCAAATGGAAAAATCGGACAGTTTGGAGATCTAAGTGGTTTAAATATTAGTGTTAGTTAGGAGAAATTATGAACTTGTGGAAAGAGTATAAGGATGTATTGCATGGCACTATCAATCTTCATAATAATGTTGGTAGTGTCTGGGCACAGTGGGAAGGTAAAGGAACCTATCTAACTGCAAAGACTTATACAAATGAAAACATTATTAAATCAAGAGAGGTAGAGATCTGGAATGAAAAATCTTGTATCTATAACAACATCATCTATCCTAAGACTGGAAGTAACCTTCCCTGTTTTGGTATGGATCTTATGGGATTTAGCGACAAGAAAGTCATTATAGTATTTGACTTTCAGCATCCCACAGAAAACTATTTGTTCTCAGTAGAAGGATTACCAATAGGAAAAGGAGATTATCGATTCTTTGAACCTGGAAATCATTTCTCAGAGAACATATACATTCAGTATTGTACAATGGATAAGGTTGATGAACATCTAGAAATGTTTAAGACATACTTGACTAAGTACAAAAATATGCTAGAATGTAAGAAACCCACTGGTAATGATACTAGTGTATATAAAGATTTTGATGCTTATATGACTAAACTTGATCCTGTAGGAGGTTATCTTACTGGGAAGTTTGGTAAAGAAAAAGCAGAAAGTCTTGTAAACGATTTCTTATTTCAATATGGTTAATGCATGGAGTTTAGCATCATCTGTATTAAATGGAACACTTGATAAAGATTATCCTATTATGACTGATGCAAAAAAAGAAATAGATTCTACTTTAAAATCTATTGAGTTATCTGGTGGATTTGAGTGGACTCCTGGTAGTCCTTGGCCTCCATCAATTGAAGATCCTGATGGTGGTGTTAATACATCTGCTGGTTATCATCAATATTTTAAAGAAACACCTGGTGATGAGTTGGATGATTTAACTGTTGATCATTTAGGTGATTATGAAACTTTTAATCTAAATATACAGGCAAATTCACCATATAATGATGGGTGGACAAAAGAATACTATAAAGAGGAATTAAAAAACATGACAGACAGTAGGAACAAGTATCATGAAAAAGAGATACTTAAAGATGTAGAAGATTATGTATCACGTACTTATAATGGACATTACACAGGTACTAAGCATGAGTATCGTAATGTTCAGACAATAGACCTTATGGCATCAAGAGATCTTGCATCTGATTTCTGTCAAGCAAACATACTTAAGTATGGTAGTCGTTATGGTAGTAAAGATGGAAAGAATAAGAAGGACTTGATGAAAGTCATACATTATGCTATGCTACTCTTACATTTTGATGAACATTACGGTAAACCAAAAATGACTAGTGGTAATATTGATCACAACATGCCGTAACAATGAAACTGAGACCTACAACAATGAATTTATCTGACAAAACTCTCACCATCCTTAAAAATTTCGCAGGAATTAATAATTCTATTCTTGTAAAGCAGGGAGCACAACTTCGTACAATTTCTGTTGCCAAGAATATTCTTGCTGAAGCTAGGATTGATGAAGAATTTTCTCGTGACTTTGCAATTTATGATTTAAACCAGTTCTTAAATGGACTTGGATTACATCAGGATCCTGAATTAGATTTTAAAGAAGACTCATATCTTACTATTCGTGAGGGTAGAAGAAGAGTTAAGTATTTCTTTGCTGATCCTGCAGTAATAATTTCTCCACCTGAGAAAGCAATTACTCTTCCTTCAGAAGATGTTCGTTTTAAACTTGAGAGTACATGTTTAGAAAAACTATTGAAGGCTGCAGCAGTATATCAACTTCCTGATTTATCAGCAATTGGTGAAGCAGGTGTTATTAAACTTGTTGCTCGTGATAAGAAAAATGATACATCTAATGAGTTTGCCATTGTAGTTGGTGAGACTGATAAGGAATTTACTTTTAACTTTAAAGTTGAGAATATTAAAATTATTCCTGGTGCATATGATGTAGTAGTTTCTTCCAAATTATTATCAAAATTTACTAATGAAAGTTTAGATCTTAATTACTTTATTGCCTTAGAACCTGATTCTACTTTTAATTCATGAGATTAACACAGAAAATAATTGATGAAATTCAATTAGCAATGCAGCATACTAAAATGAATGGTGATTTGAATTGGAGAGATGGTGATGAAATTGAAGTATGTTTGGGAGGTCATTTTGCTGCAGATAAATTCATAGCAATTCATAATAGAAGTAAAAATCCATATACTCCTACTGCACTACATCCTGATTTTGATTATGATAAGAATGAGTGGAAGGATGGAAGATCGGCAGGATATAATAAATGACTAAAACTGAAATTATAAAAGGGAAGGTAAAGACGGTATTTACCACATCTGAACCTGATAAAGTTTTTATACAATATGAGGATAGAGTTACTGCTGGTAATGGTAAAAAGATAGACTTCCCTCAAGGAAAGGGGAAGGTCTGTATGGAAATCTCTACATTTTTATTCAAATTATTGGAGAAACATGATGTAAAAACTCATTATCTTAATTCCATTCCTGAAAGGATCATGGTATGTAAGAAGATTGATATCATTCCTATAGAAGTTGTGGTCAGGAATATTGCTACGGGATCTATCGTTAGACAGACAACATTAGAAGAGGGTCGTATTTTTAATTGGCCTTTGGTTGAATATTATTTGAAGGATGATGAGAAAGATGATCCTCTACTTACAGAAGACCGTATCAGATTGATGGGTGAGTTTCCATTAAGAGATATGGAACAGACTGCTAGAGAAGTTAATGCTATAATGACAAAGATCTTTCGTGAGATAGGTCTTACACTTGTAGATTTTAAATTGGAGTTTGGATACGATGTTGACAAGAATTTACTCCTTGCTGATGAATTGTCACCTGACGGAATGCGACTTTGGAAAGAAGGTAAAAGTTTTGATAAGGACTTGTTTAGAAAGGAGAAGGGTGATATAGTAGAAGCATACACATACATCTTAGAAAAACTACAGAATGGGTAACTTTATTAAAAACATTGAACCAATATTTAGTTCTTTCTTAGTTAGTGGAGAAATTAATGTAGACCATCAAAAAATATATGAGTGGTGTAAAAATCAAAACAAGATTCATGCTACACATTTAAAATTTGATGAACCTGAGTTAAATGAATTTTATGATGAATTAAAATCTACTTTTGATGAACTGCATCAAAAAATTGGATTAGTCTCATCTCATCATCAAGAAATTCAAAGAGGGTGGTTGAATATGAATCCAAATGATTCTGGATTTACAATACCACATTCTCATTGTGACTCAACATTCACTTCAGTTTATTATCCATATATTGAAGGAAACATTGGTCATCTTGAACTTCTAACTCCAAACCCAATGGTTCAGTGGGTATTTCGACCAGAGCAAGATTTTAAAAGAAATATGGTTCAAGATCTTAATATTTTTAATATGACTAGAGTTAGGATTGTTCCTAAAACAGGATTGCTTATTATATTTCCATCATGGATTCAACATCTTGCGTTACCTACAAAAAGTGGAATTCGTGTTAGTATATCCGTGGATTCTTTATCTACATTGATTATTTGATTTTTATTATGAGTGATTTTATTTGGGTTGAGAAATATCGACCCCAAACAATTGAAGATTGTATTCTTCCTAATAATATTAAGAAAACATTCAAGGAATTTC